CGGGACGACGCCGGGAAGGACCGGCGCGCCCGCCTCTTCGCGGTGGAAGCCAAACAGTGACGCGAGGGATGCCATGCGGATAGTCTGCGCTGTAGGTGATTCGCTTACGGCTGTGAGTGTCGCCACTGGTAGGAACGTAGGGCCTTGCGAGCGTGGTTGTGGCCTGGGTGGCAACGGCGCTCGTGGTCGGCGATTTCACCGAGTGCGCGCTCGTGGGATGAGGCGGGAGAGCCGCGCCACCCACATTCACACAGTGGGAGGAATGTGCAAGATGAGGCGTCAACATGGGCGAACACGGGCGGGGCCTCTTTCAGTAGATTTGGATTCCGGGGCGGGGTTGGCACGCGGCCCATACGGCGGCGGCGGCGGCTCGGAGCGCGTCGATAGGCCGGGGCGAACGGGTGGCATCGAAGGCGGCGACGGCGGATAGGCGGCGCAGGACGACGGCGGCGAGCGCGTCGGTGAGTTCCTGGTTACCGTCGTGGACGAGGCGGCCCTCTTTGGTGCGGTCTAGGAAAAGCTGACACGCGGTTGCATACTCGGTGGTGTTTAGGGTGGCGATGGGTAGACCGTCGTTTTCGAGGTCGGCGGCCAGGGTGCGGGTCGGCCCGGCGGGGTCGCAACCGATCCACTGGTAACCGGCGGCCTGGAGGTCGGTCAGGGCGCGTGGTACCCAGTCGGTGCCAGGCCCTGATGCGACGATGGATAGGCAAACGTCGCCGTCGTCGTCTAGCCAGGCGGCGGCGATTGACGCGCCGGAACGGTCGGTGGCGAGGTCTACACCGAGGCAGACGCGGGAGGGGTCAGGGGCGGCCGCGATGACGTCGAGGTCCTGGAGGTCCGTCCACATCGTCATGTCGATGATGGTCTCGTCGGTGGCGGTTTCGAGGTTCAGGATGGAGCGACGCCACGCCGCGAGGCTGTCGCCCTTGAGGGCGCGGATTTTATCGGCCGTCTGGGTGTGGCCCAGCGCTGGGTGGAAACTCAGTGTCTCGTCACTGTAGGGGTCTTTTTCGGCGGCGGCCTCGTCGGCGGACCACTCGAAAAAGCACATGCGCGAGTTGGGGTTATTCACCTCTTGGCGGCCCTGTCGGATCAGCTCGTTCAGATACGCGGAACGATCCGTACCCTTCGTGCTGACGATCCATAGCTGGGAGTCTTTGATCGTGAGCTGCGTCGGATTGATAGCCGTTTCGAGAGCCAAGCCGGATTCAGCGTCAAACGCCCACGCTTCGTCAACGGTGACCAGATGCAACGAATCGCCATGAATGGATTTAGGCGTCGGCGCGAACGGGCTGATGAATGATCCTCGTTTCAGGTACTCGGTTCGCTCGGAGCCCTGGGATGCGTAGACGCGGAAGTAGCCGGGTTTTTTTTCTGCACCTAGCGCGCCGTTTAGCTGTTTCCACCTCTTGCGTGCATCCTTGCCGGTCTGCGCAGTCATGAGGATTTCGTGGTTGTTGTAGGCGAGGAGTCGGTCGGCCATGACGGCGCGTAGTAGAAAGCTCTTGCCAGCCTGTCGCGGGACGGTCACGACGACGACGGGGTAGCGCCATGCGCCGGGGTTATCGGGGTCGAGTTCCAACGCCACGTCGGCCACTTGGCGCTGCCACGGCATGAGGGTTCCACCGAGGTAGGCGGCCACGGCGGCGATGCGCGCCCCGAAGGTCGGATTGTTCGGGTTGCGCTTGGTCCCGTACTTCGGTTCGCCGGTCATGAGCGGGTGAGGGCGTCGCGGGTGAGTTCGGCGAGGGCCGCGTCGAGTGCGTCCATCTCTCGGTCGGTCCCTTCGGCGGGGCGCGGGAGCGAGTCGAGGGATTCGAGGACGTTTTTCAGTACGTTGGACGTTGCGACGCTCGGAGTGCCGCCGTTGAGGCTTCGGTCGAGGGCGGCGGCCGCTTTGACGAGCGCGGCGCGCTTGGCACGCTCGATAGGACCTAGCACGCCTTTGGCGTCGAGGTCTGCGAAGGCGTCTTTGACGGCGTTTTCGATGTCCCCCGTGGGAGGGGGCGAGACTGGGAACAGTTCGGAGGTTAATTCGTTCATTTCGGGCCCTTTTAATTCGGCCCCGGTTTATTCGGGGCCGGTTTGTTCTGGTACTGGGGGGATTAAGGAGAGGGGGCGGCGGAGTAGCCAGAAACGGCCATTAAAAACGGATGCGACCCGTCTTTAGTGGAGTCCTGGCCACTGGCCAGAGCCAGACCAGCCACGACGAGGCCGGAACTCTGACGCGGGCTTGTCCTGTCTGCTCACGTTGCAGCGGAAGTGCGACGGTCTCAGGTTGTCGATGCTGTCGCTACCGCCTTTCGACCTGGGTATCACGTGGTCGATCGACAGACCCATGGGCGAGCGACGAGGTGCGAGCATGTCGATAGGCTTACCGCATAGCCAGCACACCGTCCCGTAGCGACCGACAACCTGGTTACTGTACTTGCGGACCTTCGCGCCGGACCAGTCACTCACGGCCCCGGTCCTTAGCGGTGGGCAGGGGCGGGGGCGGGTAGGACGCGGCTATCTCGTCGCGCATAGCACGGGCGAGGGCGGCGACCTGGAGGGCCATACCGGCTAGCTTGAATTGCGGTGATGACATGCTGTATGGGTGCGTTCCGTTTAGTTGCTCGTGGGCGCGCATCGCGGCGGCCTCGATGTCCACGGCGATGTCGGCGACGACGGCGCGAGAGTCAGGCAGCGGCGTTGGCATTTAGGAGTTCCTTTGCGGTGTCGTCCTTCAGGGCCAGGCGCGCCCATGAGCGATAGTGAGCGTCTGGGTAGGTGGATTGCATGTACTCAGCAAACGCCGGGGGCCACGGGGCCAGCGTGCTAGATGTCTGCTCTTCCTCTTCTTCTTTGCGCCGCCCCCCCGCGGGGGGGGCCTCTTCGTCCTGGGCGTTCTGGTGGTGCGCGC